ACCATAGTCAGTAGTATCATCAGAGTAATAAGCAAAAGATTCAGATCTTACCCAATCAGCAACACTTTTGTTATCAAAATATGCAAACACTTTTGAATTAGGTCTAAGTCCTTCAGCTTTAAAGAATACTTTCTTTGATCTCATGAAAGGAAGTACTGCAGTGTCTAATATTCTATCACCTACTTCTTTTCTTACAATTTCTTCTGATACAACTTTATTAACGATTGTGGTGGTATTACCGCTTTGCTTTTTACTTTTTGTTTGTTTATTACCCTTTTGAAGATCCTCAATAGGTTTCCCACCCCAGTTCCATGTCCAATTATTCCATAAAAGAGCTTGCTCAGTGTTTAGTTCAGTACCACCATCTATAACCTTTGCAGCTGCATATTCTGTTTCTCTCCATTCATCTGATGATGGAGATAATGTAATAATACCTTCATGCACAATAACTGAGAAAGGATTAATATTAATTGCTTTACTTGCTAAGTTCTGATTAATATACAATTCTTCATCATATTTAAGATAGATGTTATCACCTTTCTTAACAGTATTTGTAGATGCATCAGAATCATAAAGTAATTTAATATTATCCTCACCGAACCATGGTCTCATTGTTTGTTCTAATGGATCAATAGCTGCATAATAATTACTATTAATATCAGAAAGTGATTGAGTTGTAAAGTTATCAACCACTACACCTGATTTTGTTCTACTCAATCCAGCTGAATCTAATACTTCAAAATTGGTAGTTGCCAGTTCTAGTAAACTCAATGATGCTAATTCTTCAACTTGATCGATCCGTTTTTCCAAAACGCCGATGTCGGCCATTGTATATCGTTTTGCTTCAACCTTTTCAGTTATAACGTCGGAATCATTTAAAGTATTTGGACCTAAGAATATATTATATAATCCTAGTGTTTGTTCAGGTTGCTGAGGTAATCTAGGATTAAATCCAGGTGTGCCTTCGATATATCTAAATTGACCTTCAGTATCAATAACCAATCTTGCAGCATTGGCCATATAATATTCGATATCTGCGGTTATCAAATCAGTAGGTTGCGGGAGTTCATTGACACGAGCTCCTGTGGCTGTATTACTAAAAGCACCATCGGAATCTTCAACTGGTCTAAAGTCTAATACATTTCTTAAATTTATTAAATTACCTTGGTTTGTTCTATGAGAAGGAATTTGGTTATATGCAACCTGACCAGTATACGAATTAACAGCAAAGAAATCACCTGATGTACCATGAGTAAAATGTTTATACTTAACATGGATATTACCACCAGGGGCAGATTGCCCCCCATTAAGAACCATTCTACCAAGAGCATAAAAGTTATCTCTCTGACCATTATCTAAAGTAAATCTATTTAAATAGTTTTGATTACTATCAGATGCATTAACTATTTCTGTAATACTGAAAATATCTGCCTTACCAAGTGGTACAAACTTTACACCATTTCCATCCGAATCAATTGTTGTTGTGATAGATCTATTGGTCAGTGTTTTAGTTCTTACGCTACCATTACCTTTGTTAACATAAGTAAGAATCTCGAGATTTGAAGAACTAGTAGGAAGTCCTGTAATTACTGCAGATGCGGTACCTGCTCCAGATACACTTACTGATCCTGTGTATACATCACTATCAGCATTAGCAAAAATCCAATCACCAGTATTTGCAAAGGTTTCGCCAGCTCCGGATAGTGTAATGGTTGTTTCACCAGAAACATTAGTTGTAGTTGTAAATCTTCTCTGAACAGCCAAAGAAATATCAGATAATGATTTTGGTCTATTATTAGTCAGAGAAAACAGTAAATTGTTATTTGCAGCTTCTTTTAGTACTGCTTTACTAGATTCAAGAATGGGATTGAAGTAATTAGTGACACTGGTGCCTATACTTTTTACATCTCTAAATGCTTGACCAGAATCCATAACAATATCAAATAAATGATACTTGTAGTTAGATCCATCTTCAGTAATTGCTCTTACTCTGGCAGTACCAATAGTTGAACCACCATAGTCTGCAGTATCTCTTAAATTCATTTTTTCAAATATATTGATGTTTGGTAGACCTTTGGTATTGCCAGTTGGTGAAACCAAAACATAATTACCATATTCAGAAGAAGATACATCATTATTAACGATAGTAGTTGCTGTGCTTCTGTTAACACGTATATCTGTTGGAACATATGAAGCTGCTCTAAAACCTTCGACAACCGCAATACCATCACTAACCTTTAAAAGAAGGTGAGATGAACTTGCGGAATCTTCTTCAAATTTAATGGTAAATGGATCAACAAAATAATTACCAGAATTTTCAAATATTCTTTTTGAAATTAATTCATTTGGAATATTGTATCCATCTATTTCTTCTACTGCTGATGTTACAATACCATTAAGAATAGTGTGAGTATGAATAAAGTTTTCGTCTGAATCAATATCATCTCTTGTTGCTATTATTAATCTAATTCTATATCTATCAGCGCCTGGCGCAGAAATATTAGGTGTTGCACCTTGGTTATCATATAATCCAGTATCATCAGCGACGGTTACAATATCCTCAACAATTTTAAATCCAATATCTGCGGATGGTGTATCAGAATATTTTGAAATTATCTTTGATTGTGATTCACAAAAGATGAAAAATCCCTTTGAATAATATACACCTTGTCCAATTGAAAACTGATAACCAACTCCTACAGCAGGATTAGCAACAGTATTTGTTGTTTGAACTGTAAGAGTAGTGGAACCATTACTTATATTTTCCCCTGCTTGCATACGAATAGGAGATGCTGTAGAAGAAGATGAAGAACTTGTACTAGTATATTGTACATAAAGGGTTGCTGGATCACTACCAGTAGCAGAAACAACTTCAAGGACTTTAACTATAATTCCAGAAGTTTGACCAGTAAATGATGTTCCTACTAAACTACTTGGTGTTCCTGGCAACGAGTTTATAGAAGTGTTTAATTTAATATATTCATACTTAGCATTAGGACTATAATTACCTTCAGCAACGACTGCACCTTCAGAAAATATATTTGAACCTAATCTTTGAATTTGTTTTTGGATAATAGTTTGCATCTGTGTAAGTTCACGAGCTTGCAAAGTTTTACCACTGTTAAATAGAATTCTATAATATCCGTCACCATCAAGGAAGTCATCCTTGTAAGTATTAGAAAAGGTTGCGCTAGTAAGTGTTGTCGCCATTTTATTTTACCTTACAGTGTAATAATAACTTTTAAATCTTCAGTTTGATCTACTGTTCTAGCAATTGCTGCTCTATTTTCAAGATAAAGAAGATCACCAGTAAACCTATTTACATCATCATTATAAAAGGCATCTGAATCAACATCATCACCTTCTGGGGATAATGTCCCAGTTGCAGCACCACCAGTTACCTGTTCACCTTCCAAAAATCTAACAAACCCAGTTGTTTCATTTTGATGAGCATATAACCTATCACTATCTATATCGTCAATAACTGCTCTTGCACCAGAAGTGCCACCAGTGATTGTAACATCTCTTGTAAATGTACCAGCATCGGTTGGTGATGTTAGTTGTAAATACCTTAATGCTTTACCAGAAAGTTCAGATATAGCAGAATCATTATAATCTCTTGGATTTCTAATTAAACCAATTTGACGATAATCTTGATCGTTAACCAACCAATCTTCGTTTTCAGCACCAGCTGGTTTTACGTTAAACATAAGTGCTGTTGATCTAAGATCTTTAATCGCATTAGCACCGATACCAGAATCATTAGCAATGATAACTCGAGCAGTTGCACCAGTACCACCACCGCCAACAAATGACATAGAAGCATAGTTATAACCATAACCCATTGTCATACAACTATCTTGGTTTGAATCAAGTTCAATCTTAACAATTGCACCGTTATTAACAGTAGCAGTAGCAGAAGCATTGAAACCATCACCGCTAACAGTAATAGTTGGAGCAGAAGTATATCCTGTACCACCATTTGTGACTACTGCACCTATAATTTGCCCAGAAGTTGCTGCCTCTTGTACAGTTGCTTGTTGAGCATCGATAACAGAAAGTGTTGGGTCACCAGATGATTCAGCAATATGTTGAACAGGCATAAAGTTTGCTGATACAAACTTACTTGATCCAGCACCACTTAATGAATACACAAATTTCCAAATATATCCATCACTTGTTCTAAAAGGAATTGACTTTGAACCTTCAGGTTTAATTGTAGAGGCGACTGCCGTACCAGTTCCATCTCTGCCTTGTCTTAAGCAAACATAAACCTGATTATCTTCGGTTAAGACATAATAACCATTTGATGGTGCCCCAGATAAATCATCGTCCCATGCATTATATACAGTACCATTTGTCCAGTTATATCTTGGAATTGTATAGGAAACATCAACTACTTTTTTGATAGACTGCATTGAAAGTCTAAAATCTCTTTCATCCTTAAATGAATTTTCTGGACTAGGTACTGTGTCAGAACTATCCCATTGTTCTGAACGACCAACTCCAACATAATACAAACTTGTACTATTAGTTAAATCATTATATACTGTATCCAGTAATTGTTTCCTTAAAGCATTTGTAACAATAGCTGTCATCTTAATTTCCTATTAAGTAATCGAAATATATGTATCGGCAGAATCACCACCACCAATTATAAACCAGTCATTCCCTGACCAAATAATTTGGCATGCACCATTTTCTGCAATTGAGAAAGAAGTACCTTGTGCAAAATTAGAAGGTGTAACAGTCGCTAAACCAGAGTTCTGATTAAGCATATATTTAAGTTCACCAGTAACCGTACCATCTGCAAGTGTTGCTGCAAGCGCAGTAGATTTACTAAAGATAATAAATGAAGAAGTTGTACTTACAGCACCATTTGCTGTTTGAGTTGTATGAACAGGTGCAAGTTTTGAAGGTCTGATAGCACCAGTACCTTTTGCAGTAAGATTTAAACTAATATTTGTATCTGTACCACTTGATGAAATTGTCGGACCAGCAGAAGTTGCAGCATTAGCAATAGTAATTTCATTCGCGGCAGATGCTGTTGCAGTTAATTTAATAATCTCCGCACCATTCGCATCATTGATAAGAGTACCAATTGTCGGTGAGTTAATTATTGGTGTTGTCAGTGTTTTATTTGTTAATGTAGATGTAGATGTTAGAGTTACTAAAGTATCACTATCAGTTAATGTAGGTATAGTAAGATCGATATTCTTTGACATTAACGATGCTGAAAAGGGTTTAAATGCAATAAAGTAATTTGCATTTTCAGAATCATAGAGGTCTGGGTGAATTAATTTTGGATCAACAAGTGTTTTATTCTTTAATGTTTGTGTATCACTATCAATTACCAATTCACCAGTATAATTAGGAATTGTAACTACCCGATCAGTCGTAGGTGATTCAACAACCAACCTTGTCTCGTGATCGTCTATGTTACCTTCAAATATAATTCCGTCACCATCAAAGGAAACTCCTGGCATAAGTATATCACTATCGCCACCTAATTTCTGATATATTTCTACAAAGTTTTGGTTGATCTTAATGCCAGCCTGTCGGAGAGTATCACCTGTTCCGTCATTTGCTGAAGATCCTACACTAAGATTTCTTCTAGTCATAGTTTATCCTATTTAAAACTGTTAAAACTATTTATATCAGTAAGACGAATCACTTGCATATCTTCTGAATATATCTTCATCCATTGTCTCATTAGTCGTTGACATAAGTGAAACAATTGTATCACTATCATCAAGAGTTGGTGAATTAGGATCAATAAGATTTTCAATAGTATAATATGGTGAAAGTTCATTAATTGGAGTTGTTGCATATTTAGAAGCTAGTTCAGTAACATCATATCTAACATTTACATTATTTGAATCAACAAGAGCTGTAGCATTTGTTTTTGCTGTCGGATCAATAAAGGCTTCGGTAACAAATGATTTTTCAATTACATCTGCAATGGAGACTGGCATTTCATTTACGTTTAAATTTGCGTTTCCTTCGGTGGCAACTTCACCTTCAAAATAAAATCCTGCAGGGTGAACAAACTTTTTATAAAGCGCTCTATATGTAGGAACACCTAATCCAACTCTTAAAAGAATAGAAAATATTTGATACCGAGCATAATCTTGGATATATTTTTGACTATCATAACCTATCTGATCTTCACCAACAGTAAATACATCTTTTTTAGGATATATTACTTCAACTTCTTGTCCAAAAAATGCTCTAAAAAATTCTTCAGTAGAAAACCGAGACCCTTTATTTCTATAATGGTCAGCAAACCTACGTGCTGTAAATCTAGGATCTTTAAAAATATCACCCTTTTGCAAACCTGAACCAAGTTCTGCAATCATACTATTGAGATGCTCTACATGAGATTCAGTGATATCACGAACTTTGAAAAGACCTTTAATCTCATCACCGAAATTATGATCAGAGTCTAAGTAATCATAATAATGATCTAGGAACTGAATAATCTCTGGATATTCAGATTGAAAATATTCGGGAAGTACATCGGTAACTCTATCGTTGATAAAGTTAACATCTCTTCTACCAATATCTTTTATTTTATGAGCCATTACAGTGTCAGTCTAGTTTCTTGATAATCGATTTGAGCAGTTGCCTCAAAGACTTCTGAATCAATATCTAAAATGTAATTTCTAAGAGGTCTGATTGTACTTTGGTTAACAGGAGTTGCTGATATTTTTAATTCAGTCCCACCAATAACAGCTGATGGATTAAATCCTTGAATAAGTATCACTCCAGTAGTATCATTATATTCACCAACATTATCAACTTTGACTGTTCCATCAACATTAACAATTTCTAATTTATTTGAATTAAGTCTGTTTTGAATTTTACATTGTTCACCATCAAATGTAAATCTTCCAGAAGTAATAATTCTATTTACATCATCAGGTGTTGCGAGTGCAACAGGATATTTAATGGTATATGAAAGAGATTGTCCTGTTACTGGAGTAAATCTTT